CTTTCCAACGATACATAGAAAAGAACCGATACACAGCGCAAGTGGGTTAGTAAGAAAAGCAAACGAATCAATAAAACGAAATGAGAAGAAATAAGGACGAATCATACCAAGACTATAAGACAAGACGAGATAAGGCGAATAAATGGCTTAAAAGACGTTTAAAAGGCATATTAGTATGGTCAGGAATGGGTACATACATAAGAGCTAAACATAAGCACATAATTGACGAAATATATGCCGAAACGATTAAGAAGCGACAAGCAGAATAGATACTATTGGAAGTGTATAGTCTTACCGTTATGCTTACATACTGGCTATCATAAATTTGAAATGCACGAACTCCTGACGAATCAATTTATAGCAGACAGAAGTAAAGGATTAACGAAGGAAGAATTTAACCAATACTGTGAAGAAGTAAGGATATGGGCTTTTGAAGAATTAGATGTAAACCTTATGCCGCCAAATGAATATGAATAGTTTCTATATTATAGTATGATAGACACAAATAGACACATAAAAAAAGAAGCAGTTTTAGACGCTTTGGAAAAGTCGTTAGGAGTTGTTACAACTGCTGTTAAGTCAGTAGGCATAGCACGAAGCACGTTCTATAAATGGCTTAATGAAGATGAAGACTTTGCAAAGAAAGTTAAAGACATAGATAACATAACACTAGATTTTGCAGAAAGCAAATTACATCAACAAATAGACGAAGGCAATACAGCAGCTACAATCTTTTATTTAAAGACACGCGGCAAGAAACGAGGGTACATTGAGAAGTCAGAATTAGACTTAACATCTGGTGAAGAACCTGTCAAGATTAACGTCAATATAAATGGGGTTGAACATTGACGCAGACTTCACGCAGACACAAGCTCAAGCAATAGCATATCTGTTCGATAAGGACACGACAGAGATACTCTATGGTGGCGGTGCAGGGGGTGGCAAAAGTTTCTGTGGTTGTAGCTTCATAATAATGGCTTGTCTTAAATATCCAAAGACAAGGTGGTTGATTGGACGTAGTGCATTGTCAATCTTAAAAACTACAACATTAAACACGTTCTTTGAAGTGTGTGAATTATGGGGTTTGAAATCAGACGTACACTATAAATTTAACGGTGCTTCAAACATAATCACGTTCTTTAATAAGAGTGAGATATTGCTTAAAGATTTATACCAATATCCATCAGATGTAAATTTCGATTCATTAGGTAGTTTAGAATTGACAGGCGTCTTTGTAGACGAAGCAAACCAGATAACAGAGAAGTGCAAGAATATATTGAGTAGTAGAATACGATTTAAGTTAGACAAATACAACATCACACCCAAGCTGTTCTTGACTTGCAATCCTGCAAAGAATTGGACGTACAATGAGTTTTATAAACCCTCTAAAAATGGTGAGCTAAAACCACACAGAAAATTTATACAAAGTCTTGTTGACGATAATCAATATATAGGCACGCACTATAAAGACCAATTAGAGAAGCTAGACGAATTATCAAGACAAAGACTTCTATTTGGCAACTGGGAGTATGAAGCAACGACAGACAACCTAATTGAGTATGACGCAATCTTAAACCTGTTCAGTCAAACAGGCAGACTAGGTGAGAAATATATAAGCGTAGATTGTGCAAGATTTGGAACGGATAAAAGCGTTATTGTATTGTGGGAAGGGCTACATATTAAAAAGATTATAAGTATCGGCAAATCGGCTATAAACGAGCTTGTGGACGAGATTAAGAAAGTACAACAACAACACGCAGTAAGTATTAAAAATATAATCGTAGATTCTGACGGAGTAGGTGGTGGCGCACAAGACTATTTACGTTGTCGTGGATTTGTTAATAATAGCAGACCATTAAAGGCGGAGAACTATCAGAACTTAAAGACACAATGTTATTACAAATTAGCAGACCTTGTAAACAAAGCACAGATTGGAATAGATTGTAACGACATACAAGTAAAGAAATGTATAATCGAAGAATTAGAAATGGTACGTTCAAAGAACGCAGACAAGGACGCAAAGATTCAAATGCAACCGAAGGACACAATCAAAGCTATATTAGGTCGGTCACCTGACTATTCAGACGCTATAATGATGAGAATGTTTTACGAGATTGATTCTAACTTTGGTAAGTATTTTATACAATAAAAAACCCCCACCTTATTAAGGTGAGGGATTTACATTTATCGTTAAGGTTAGTTTACTGACTGGCTTTCAGCGCTACTGATGTCATCAGTCCTTTCAACACACCTTAAAAATCTACCTTCCTTTTATATTGTGAATCCGACAGGATTGTGAGGATTGATAGCGTCTAGACTTCTTCTTC